GTTTTCCTCCGCTCACTCTTAATAAGGTTGGGGTTTGGTCTTTAGCCTCCTTTCGATCGACCCCAACCACACATAGGAGGAAGCTATTAATTTGAGAGGTTAATATGGAATTAGAATTAGTACAGAAGTTCAAAGAAATCTTCACAGGGCTTGAAAGAGCTCACGGTGTCTTTGAAAAAAAGAATGAGCCCCAAGAAGGTAAAAAGGTAGAGGCTCACATGATGACGGTCCACGAAGCACCGTCCTTGGAAAAATTTGAACGACACCTTAAAGGTGAATATCCTGCTATGGGTATTGTACCGATCAACGATGATGATCAATGTAAGTTTGGAGCAATCGATATTGATGTCTATCCGTTGGATCACAAAGCTTTATTAAAACAAGTTAAGCAAAAAAAGTTTCCGTTAATTATGTGTTTATCCAAAAGTGGTGGTGCACATTTATATTTATTTACTAAACAGTATGTCTCAGCCAAAGATATGCAAACAAAGTTAAGTGAAATGGCAACAGCTTTAGGTTATCCAAAGGCTGAAGTGTTTCCTAAGCAAATCGAACTATATCAAAGAGAAGGTGAAGAAAAACGAGATACAGGAAGTTGGATTAACTTACCTTATCACGGAAGAAGTCGTTATGCTCTTGATCAAAATGGTTCTGGTTTAAACTTAGAAGAGTTTCTTTCTCACTACGATAGCCTCGTTGTTGGTGCTCTCAAATCGATTAAAACCGATTTCAAGAACGAGGTTATTAAAGACGGACCTCCATGCCTACAAATACTAACTGAACAGGGTGTTTCCGATGGCTCCCGGAATAACGCTCTGTTCAATGTAGGCGTATACTATCGTAAGGCAGATCCAGATAATTACAAGGAATTAGTAGAAGAATACAATAGAAACTATATCAATCCTCCTTTGAAATCAGATGAGGTTTTAGTAGTAATAAAACAAATTAGTCAAAGTGATAACAATGGTGCTCCTAAATATATGTATCGTTGTACTCAGCCTCCTATCGAGTCTTTATGTAATAAGAGACTTTGTAAGAAAAGAAAATTTGGTATTGGAAGTGAAGGTGACAGGGATCATCCTGTGTATTCGGATTTGAAAGTTTATAAATCAGATCCTCCTCGATACTTTTTAAATGTCGATGATCGAAGAATTGAAATCGCTAATACTGAAGATTTGATGACACATAAAAAAATTATTCAGGCTTGTTTAGAACAATTAAACAAAGGGATTATGAATATGAGTTCAGCAGAATGGAACCAAACATATAGTGAATTGTTTGAGTCTATTTCTATTGATCATCCACCTGAAGAAGTCACCAAGAAAGGTGAGTTTAAAGAATTGTTAGAAGAGTTTTGTCTACATCAAGGCGAAGCTTTGACAATGGCAGATATATTCTTAGGTAAATCTTATACTGAGGAAGGTTTTACATACTTTGCTCTTAAAGATTTAATGGACCATTTAAAGCGAAATGATTTTAAAGAGTCCAGACCGTGGGTAACGATGAGACTAAAAGAAGAATATGATGCAAGTGACTTAATTAAAACAGTTAAGAACACGAGAGTTAGGTTATGGAAAATAAAACAGCTTACTATTGAAGATGTTGAATTAGAAGTTCCTGACATGAAAAAAGAAGAAGTAGAAGGGGAAATACCTTTTTAATGGAAGGAGATCAAGACGTGTTATATGTAATAGGAACAAAAGAACATTTGTTTACACCTAACACAGTAGGTGACTTCAAAGTAGGTAAATCTACTATAAGGTCTCTTGAACAAAGATTTCGTTCTATTCAAACAGGTAATCCAAATCCTTTGACTATTTATGTTAAAATACCTTTTAATAACAAAAGAATGGAAAATATTTGTCATAAAGAGTTAAAGAAAAACAAACACAGAGGCATAGTAAAAAAAAGAGGTGAATGGTTTCATGGTGACTTAAAAGTTATTTTAGACATCATTCACAGAGCTGTATCAATGTATGATATTAGAAAGGAGCTTATATCTAAATGCGTACGTTAAAATCACAAGTACAAACTGATCACATCACTGATGAAATCAGTAGAATGTTTGATTATAAATTTGAAGGTCAAACAGAATTTACTTTACCAGAGTTTCAAAAACCAACAGAGGAATTTAATATTGGTTTAATTGTTGGAGCTTCTGGTAGTGGTAAATCAAGTTTATTAAAAGAATTTGGTCAAGAAGAAAATATTGAATGGGATTCAAACAAAGCTGTTTGTTCTCACTTTGATTCACCAGAAGAGGCGCAAGATAGACTATCTTCGGTAGGATTTAATTCTATTCCCTCTTGGATGAGACCGTATCACGTACTCAGTACAGGAGAAAGATTTCGATCGGATCTGGCCAGAAGAGTAAAAGACAATGCAGTTATTGATGAGTTTACCAGTGTGGTTGATCGTAATGTAGCTAAGTCTTGTTCGAATGCTCTTCAAAAATTTATTCGAAATAAAAACATTAAGAATGTTGTGTTTGCATCATGTCACTATGACATCATTGATTGGCTCCAACCTGATTGGGTTTTTGATACCAATTCAAGCAAAGTAACAACAAGGGGGTTACTTAGGCGACCCAAGATCGTTTTGGAAGTCTTTCCTTGTTCCCACAAAATTTGGTCATACTTCGCTGAGCATCACTATCTCACAGCAAACATCAGTACAGCTACACGATGTTGGATCGCAACATGGAACGGAGTCCCAGTCGGATTTTCATCAGTTATCTTTTTTCCCTCAGGAACAATCAAAGAAAAAGCATGGAGGGAACACAGGACAGTGATACTTCCTGATTTTCAAGGATTGGGTTTAGGTGTTCGTTTATCTGAAGCAGTGGCAAAACAATTCACGGTCCACGGTCATCGATTCTTTTCTAAAACAGCACATCCTCGTTTTGGTGAATATCGAGAAGCGCACCCTGAAAAGTGGAGACCTACGACTCATAATAAACAAAACAGGAAAGAAGATTATGAAAAAGAATTAGATCGTATTGCCTCTGGTAAAAAGAAATCTAATTTCGGTGGTTATTCTCAAGAACTGAGAGAAAAACATAAGGAAAGGGTTTGTTACGCACATGAATTTATTGGATAAGAAAACCCCTACCGTGATTATCGGTCCCCCAGGGACAGGGAAAACCACATTTATTTTAAATAAAATAGAAGAGTATTTGGCTAATGATGTAGGAATTGATGAGATTGCTTTCTTTTCTTTTTCTAATAAAGCAGTCGATGAAGCGAAACAAAGAGCTTCACAAAAGTTTAAGGTTCCTACAAATCAATTAGAAAATTTCAGTACCTTACACTCTTTCGCGTTAAGACAAATGGGTCTTAATAGAGAACATATAATGAGTAACAATGATTGGAGAAACGTATCAAATGAACTTAGGATTAGTATTAACGTTAATAATGATGATGACATATTTTTCAACAACTATGACGACAAATACATTGATCTTATAGAGAAAGCGAAAAGAAGAGATATTTCTTTACGTGACTGTTGGACTATGTTTGCCAAAGATATTATTTGGCACAAATTAGAATACATCGATAAAGGCTTAAAAGACTATAAAGATTTTGGTTATGAAAAATTTACTAATGGTAAAACTGGTTACATCGTAAAGGACCAAGGACCGAAAGTAGATTTTACTGATTTAATTACTAACTACGCTAATGGTAGTTTTTATAAATCTTTTAAAGTTGTTTTCTTTGATGAGTCTCAAGATATGTCTACGATTCAATGGAAAATGGCAGAAAAGATTTGGAATAACTCTGAGAAAAGTTATTTAGCTATGGATCCTAATCAAGCAATTTATACTTGGGCAGATGCAGATGTATCGAAAGCTATTCAGATAAAAGAAGAATGTAAAAATTTAATTGTTTTAGATGAGTCAAAAAGAGTTCCTAGAAAAGTTTGGGAAATTGTTAATCGTGTGGAAGAACAAATCATAGGATATGATGATGTGAAATGGTCTCCTGCTGATAGAGACGGTAATGTAGAATTTATCAGAGGAATGTTTCATTTAGATATGAATGAAGGAACTTGGCTATTAATGGGTCGTACTCGAAGTATTCGAGATGACATGGAAGAAGTAATGAGGAAGAAAAATATCTTCTTTAGAGTTAAATTAAAAGATAGTAAGTATCGATATTCTGTTGGTACAAAAGAAAGAAATGCAATCTTAACTTGGAAAGATTTAATGAGATCAGAAACTAATGAAGTTCCTATTCGATTAGTAGAGAATCTCTATAAGTGTTTAGGTAAAGAATTTGTTGCTCGTGGTTGTAAAAAATTAATCGCAGAACAACGAAAAGCTTTTCCTGATAAGAAATTATCTTTTGTAAATTTAAAAGATAATTTTGGGCTACAAGCTGAGTTGGGTACTCCTTGGACAGAAGTAATGACAACAATCAATACTGAAACTAAGGCGTATTTAGAGAACTTAGAAACCAGAGGTGAAAATCTTGCTTTAGAGCCCAGAGTAACCTTATCGACTATTCATCAACAAAAAGGTGGAGAAGCAGACAATGTTATTGTTTCTCTGGATATAGGAAAAATGGCGTATGAAGAATATCGCAAAAATCCTGTTAATGAACATCGATTATTTTATGTTGCTTTTTCTAGAGCAAAGGAAAATCTCTATATCATTACACCACAATCGCGGGAGGCGTATAGAATATGAGTAAGCAAATAGGTATGTTTAAGCCTAAATCAGAATGGGTTCCACCAATGGATTTCCCAAACATTAAAGATGCAGATAAAATTGCTATCGACTTAGAAACCAAAGATCCGAACATCATGGACAAAGGTCCAGGGTGGGCGACCAAAGACGGAGAAATTATTGGCGTTGCTATCGCTGTTGACGGTTGGAAAGGATATTATCCTATTCGACATGAGACAGGATTTAACCACGATCCACGAGTCGTGTTTGACTGGCTAAATGAAATGCTCTCTGGTGAAGGAGAGAAGATAGCTCATAACGCTACCTATGACTTTGGTTGGTTAGAAGCTGAAGGCGTTAAATGGAATGGTCGTATCATTGATACGATGATCGCGGCTCCTTTGATTAATGAAAACAAATATAGTTATTCATTGAATGCAGTGTCGAAAGAATACTTAGCTGAAAGTAAAAATGAATTTTTACTAAACGAAACAGCAGCCCAATGGGGCGTTAATCCTAAAAGTGAGATGTATAAAATACCTTCTCAGTACGTAGGTGAATATGCTGAACAAGATGCTGTTCTTTGTTTGAAGCTATGGGACCGATTAAAACCTGAAATCACTCAACAAGATTTACAAACTGTTTTTGATTTAGAAACAGATTTAATTCCTATCTTAATGAAGATGAGGAAGAAAGGTGTGAGAGTTGATTTAGAGCAATTAAAAAAAGCTGAAAAGACTTTTGTCAAAAAAGAAAATGAATTAATGAAATTTATTTTTGATGAGACAGGGTTGAAATGTGATATCTGGGCGGCTCGTTCTATTGCGACGGTCTTTGATCAATGTAAAATTGATTACCCTAAAACAGATAAAGGTAATCCTAGTTTTACAAAAAACTTTTTAGAGTTTCATCCTCATGCGATTCCTAAAGCAATTGTTCAGGCCAGAAACTTTAACAAGGCACGGACCACGTTCCTTCATACGATTGAAAAGTATCAGCATAACGGAAGAATTCATGCCAATATTAATCAGCTACGAACAGAAAATGGTGGTACGCTGACAGGTCGATTTAGTTATTCTAATCCTAATCTTCAACAAATTCCTGCTAAAGATGACGCTGAATCTGATATCAAAATCGGTTCTTTAGTTAGAGGATTATTCTTACCTGAAGAAGGTGAGAGTTGGGGTTCTTTTGACTACTCTCAGCAAGAGCCACGACTCGTGAGCCACTATGCAAACATCGTGAAGCTTGAGGGTGCTGAAAAGATTGTCAAAGCTTACAACGAAGACAAAGAAACAGACTTTCATACAATCATGGCTGAGATTGGTAATATCCCTCGTAAGAGCGCTAAAACCATAAATTTAGGGCTATTTTACGGTATGGGTGTAGGAAAGCTTTCTGATCAATTAGGTATTGATCCAGAAGAAGGTAAGTCTTTAATTAAGCAGTATAACGAAAGAGTTCCTTTTGTTCGACAGTTAGCTGACGCAGTTTCTGATCACGCGAATAAAAGAGGAGCTGTTAAAACTTTCTTAGGTCGTAGATGTCGTTTTGAACTATGGGAACCAAAAGCGTTTGGTTCTTATAAGGCATATCCTTTAGATAGAGCTAAAGAAGAGTATGGTGAATATACTCCTCTAAAACGATCAGGGACTTACAAAGCGTTAAATCGATTAATTCAAGGATCAGCTGCTGATCAAACAAAGAAAGCTATGGTTGAACTAGACAAAGAAGGAATTACTCCGATGATTCAAATTCATGATGAACTAGCGATTAGTCTTAACGATGATCCAGAGGTTCAAAAGAAGATTATTGATGTCATGGAAAATAGCATTGAGATGAGTGTTCCGTCTAAGGTAGACGTAGCAGTGGGTAAAAACTGGGGAGAAGCAAAATGAGTGATAAAATCAATCCTAATTATTATAAAAATAAAACTATTGAAACAATCGATGCAATTGAATCTCAGTTAACTAAAGATGAGTTTATTGGGTATTTAAAAGGTCAGATATGGAAATATCTCGCCAGACATCGAGAGAAGAATGGTATCGAAGATATCAGGAAAGCTCAGTGGTATTTGAATAAATTAGAAAAGATACTGTCAGTTGACGGTGTCGCTTAATAGAAAGATAACGACGGTTAATAAACCTGTTTTTTGCAAGAGACACTAGATTTAGAAACTTTTGCAACATACATCAAAGTTACCTTCCTGTATATTGTGTCGTTATCATTCTAAATATGATTTTATCATATCTATTGTGCTCAAACAACAATTCTCTTTTTTTAAAATGTGAATAAAAACTTCTTATCAAGGAGAAAATAAAAATGTTTAATTTAACTAATAGAGCAATGAATCACTTCTTAAACTTTTTTAAAAGTGATGAAAAAGAAGAATCAATTAAAGAGTTCTGTCAGTCTGAATACAAAAAAGATTGGTATGCAGCTTATATGACTTTCAAACAAGAAGGTCGCTTTCCAAACTTTATTAGAAGAACTCTGTAGGAAAAGGGGCTTTCGCCCCTAATCTTACTTTATTTCAATACTCTTAGGTTTCTGTTCTTCAGGAACAATTCTTTCTAAGATAATCTGTAAAAGACCGTCTTCCATTTTAGCATCAGTCACTTCCATAAATTCAGCTAGTTTGAATTTTCTTTCAAAGTTTCTTTCAGCTATTCCTCGATGAATAAAAGACTTTTCTTTTAAATCTTTGTTAATTTTTTTAGTAGAAACACAAAGAATACTATCTTTAACAGTGACTTCAATTTTGTCTTTGTTATATCCAGCCAAAGCCATGTCTAGCTTTATCTTGTTTTCTTCTATTTCGTATAAGTTGTAAGGGGGAAAATGTTGTTCAAAAGCTTCTTCTTCTAAGAAACTTGGATCCCACCCAATAATTGAACGCATTAAATTATAATTTAGTGTTGTCATAATAATCTCCTTCTATGAGCATTAATAAAGAACCCTTTAAAAGCAGTTCTTTAATCTATATGGGAATTAATTATGTATTTGCAACTATTTCAGCTAGTTCTTCGCAGCGTTTCGGTGTCTGTTTATGCCACCTAGAATCCTGCATTTCCAGTGACGCTGTTTTCCAATCCTTGACTCTCATTGCTTTCCACATCTTCTTAAAGTTTCGAACTCCTTGAGTCCCTAGTTGGAAAACCATTTCCACAATTACTTCGCCTACGTGTTGAGGTAAATCGTGTCCAATACATTCGTTAATTAGTAAGTCAGCTCCCGCTGCTGCTCTATTAATATCAATATCAAACAACTCATCGATTTCTTCTCTAGAAATCTTTTTTCCCTCAGGAAATCTATCTCGTTCATGTGGCTGTATCAAATGGCCGATGCCCACAGTGGCTTTTCCTAGGCTGTCTAAATATAATTCGTCCACAATTCCTTCATGGGCTATAACCCTAGCCTTCAATTCATCTGTAATTTCAATCATGATGCACCTATTCCCCAATGTTCTTCATGAGGATCTTTCTCTACCTTTCTTTTAAATGTATTTATAATAAATTGAATTAATTTCATTTATTTAAGTTTATAACCTAAACCAGCGTATTTGTCTACACTTCCTCCATTTTTAAATACAAAACTTAATCCACCTTGTATTCCTTGATCTCCAATACCTACGTTATAGTTTACAGGAGTATTATTGAACATAAACTGATCTTTATATCCTATTTGGTTTGGATTAAACGGATCAAATTGGATTTTATCTAAATTATATTGTTGAGCTAAATTCTGTAAATTTTGTAATTGACCTATTAAATTTATTCCTACGTTATCTGCTCTTGCATCAGCTAAAGTTGTTTGAAACTCATTTTGATTACTTACATTAGGTTTTGCCTTAAAAGGAAGATTATCTAAACGAGACCTTTGATCTAAAAATTTATAAGTATTATTAAAATCTTCTTCTGTTAATTCAGTAGGAAGAATTTCATTAGTAAGAGGTCTAGGTTTAATTACTGTTTCAAAATTGTATGGGAACTGAGGAACTGTTTGTATTGGCTCTTCTTTTACTGTTATATCACTACTTCCTCCATAGGTGACAGTTGGTTTTGTGAAAAAATAGTCATATAAGTCTTTTAAACCTCCACCTATTCTTTGAGCTGTACTAATGACAGGAATTCCATACGCTTTAGCTAATTGTCCTAAACCATATCCAATATCGCCTACTACTTCTCTTGGTGTCGGACCAAATCTAAAGGCTAAATCTTGAGCTACATCAGAAACACTTCTTCCTCCAGGTACATCTGTTAGAAAAACTGGCTCTCCTGTATTTGCATTTAAAACTACGTTTCCTTTAGAGTCTTTTAAAACTCTACCTTTATCTATGAGCGCTTGTTTAAACTGATCAATACCACCTTCTTGTCGTGTTCTTCGAAGAACTCTTTCTTCAGGTATATTTCTATCACCAAAAAACTTTTGTCTTTGTAATTGAACAAAGGCATCTTTTTTTCCTGAGGAAGGAATAGATGATGATCCACCAGGCTGACCTCTGTATCCTTGATACTTAGATTTTTTTGGAGCAGATATTTTTTGTCCTGCTTTCGCTTGTTCCCAAGGACTTGCCATTACGCTACCACCTGTGGTTTTTTAAACTTTTTTGATTCATAGAGGTCCACGATACCACCCTCAGCGGCATTGAAAAGAGGTAAGCCAACAGATTGTAAACTAGCCATGGTTTGTGGATTAGTTGCTCCACCACCTTGTCCTCCTCCTAGAGAAGCAAAGTCGACTTGTGGAATATCAACAGGTTGTATTGAAGGTATTTCTCCAGATCCACGGTTCACGACTGGAACACCTTTGTTTTCAGGAGCATTTAATGTTTCAATATCCATAAGAGACTGCTTTTCTAAATCCGTTCCGTCATAGTTATCTGGCATATTATCATAGAATTTTTGAGCTTCGTTTCTAAACTCAATCAAAGCATCATATCTATCTTTTGCTATATCATATCTTTCTCCAGTATATCCACTTAAATTTTTAAATCCCTCAGTAATTGAGAAATCAAGAAGTCTTAAAGCATTAGAGTATCTTGTTTTATAAGAAGTTGTTTCATCCATAGCTTTATAAAAAGCTCTAGCTCTTTTTGGGTCTCCTAATAACTTAGCCATTCCTCTTAATTTTAAAAAAGTAGGAACACCTAAAATTCCTCCAATGGTTGCAAATTCATCTAAGAAACCGAAACCTGCCATAAATGTTAAGGCTCCTATTCCTCCCACTCCTGAACCTAAGGCAAACCTTCTAGACATCAAAGTAGCAACACTAGGAATAAATGTTTTTCCTCTAACATCTAAAACATCGACAAACTTAGAAAATTGTTTTCCAGAAATAAATTTTTTTGGATCACTAGCATGAAGTAAATCTAAGGCTGCTTCGATAGACTCTCTTCTCGATCCGTCAGAACCAAATAATTCATTTTTAAAAACCTTAGGGTCAAAGAACAAATAGTTTTTTGTATCTTGAAATGGATTAACTTTATTTCCAGAATTATCCAAGGCGTTAGAAGCTTTTGTCATCGCATCATCTAAGTATTTATTCATAAAGGCTCCAAAGACGTTTGGATCTTTGTTCGTGGCTTTCCAAATCTGTTTCATAATAACAGGAGACTTAAATTCTTTGACTGCTTCCAACCAAATATTATTGTAATACTCAGTTCCTGACTTACTCAAAGGAACTTCAAACAAATTATCCACTTTAAAAGTTTTAGTTATCTTGGTTCCAGGAGCTCCCGGTAAGTCTATTACCTTATTGACGGTAAAACCTTCACCACCAAAATCAATAGCGTCTTTAAAATCAGAAGTATCTGTACCTTGTCTATATTTTTTTGCCAATCGAGCCACTACACCTGAAGTAAAAAAATCTTTTCCTAAAGGTAAATCTCCACCTCTTTCTACTCCGTAGATAAAGATATCATCTGCATACTTTTTAGCGTCATTCAGTAATTTAATAACAGGTTCATCCAATCCTATAGTAGAAAAAGAGCTTAAATCTTCTCTTACTGCTTCAGATATGTCGTCTAATAATTGGATTTCATCAGGATTAAGATCCGTTTTTCTAATTCTATTTATCTCTTTTTGAATACTTCTATATTCTTCAACTGTTAATTTTTTGTTTTGTGATTTTTTTGAAAAACCTTGAGCCCATTTATAAGCCTTACTATCTTTTAAGATATCGGAAACACCTTGTTGAGTGTCGTTAATGATGTCATTAGCTATTTTTCTTGTATTAGGCATTGCAAAAACTCTGTTATTAGCTCCAAAGGTTTTGTTGGTTATGTCCAAAAAATTATCATAAGCAGCTCCAACGGTTGCTTTCCATTCAGCTTTTGCTTTTAAAAATCCTCCATAAAATAAAGTAGCTTCGTCGGTGTTTTTATTAAGTCTAGGGGCAAATGAATCAATAATATTATCAATTCTATCTCTTAAAACTGGACCTTGTTCTTTGATTGTTTTTTGTATAGGACCAGCTATCAAAGGAAGCTTACCAAAAGTTTCTAAAAAAGATTTACCATAACCTTGTCCTTCTTTTACTACATCAGCTAAAACTGGTTTTACTCCTGTTTCATAAAACTCACCTAATTTTTTTCTAATAGGAGCTGTACCATAAACTAAAGCATCTTTTCCAAGACCAAAAATTTTATTTATACCTAGTCCAATTAATTCGTATCCAAACTCTGTTTTTAAATTTTCAGGAAGTTTACTGTATATTTCCTGTACGGTTTCTTCATCACCGTCTAAATTATCACTTACCCAATCATACACTGTGCCTGCACTGGTAGCACCTATAATAGAAGCAATAGCACCTCCTATATATTTTTTCTTAATTGGTTTTTTTAATTTATCAGGAATAGGTAATTTATCGATGGTGTTCTTTTGAAGTTGCCATATTTTATTTACAGTGAAATCAAAAGCCTTTTTTGCTGATGGAGAAAGGTTTTTATATTTAGGCCCTAATTGATTCAAAAGTGCTGCTCCACCAATACTTCCTGAAATGGTAGTAAGTTCTTTTGGAAGAACTTCTTTTAGTCCTGACTCCTCTATAACTGCATCTACTTGAGCATTATAAGCGTTCTTCATATCATCAGATATTTGATATCGAGGATCAAAACCTAAAAAAGTTTCTAAAAACCAAGACTGTTCATTAGGATTATTTAGTTGCTCGTAATCTTCTTTAAAAGGAGAGTCACCAAGATAAATAATTTTATTTCCTTTTTCATCAGGTGAAAGATCAACATAAACATCCTCTTTCATCCAAGGAAACAAAGGATACTGAAATCCAGTCAAATTAGGAGTAATTGTATTATCTTCTACACTTGCAGAAGGTAATTCTGCAAAAGGATCTACAGTTGTTGTTTTTAAAGGTAGGTCAGTAAAAGGACCTAAATCTATTTCTCCTGTAATCTGTACTTGATTAGCATTATTAGGAGTAATTGTTGTATCTTCATTTTCCATAGTTTCTCCTAAAAACCGTATTTTTCACCCATTAACTGTTTGAAAAGATCAAGAACAGCTTTTTGGTCTTTTCCATTTGCAATTGCATTTATAGCTTGTCTAAATAAAGGCTCTTTATAAATCTCTAATACATTGTCTGTGTCCATATCAGGAAATAATTTTTTTACTTTAAAGAAGTCCATGCCTCCCATTACACCACTAGAGTCAGCAAAAACTGTTTTTTCATACTCAGGATCAAAAATCTTTGGTTCTTCGTATTTAGATACTTCGCCTGTTAAACCTTGTCGATAAGAATTTATTGTGTCGAAAAGTGTTTTATATTCTGCTTTAATAGCATCTTTGACTTCTTGTGCTGATCTCACTCCTCCAAAACTTAATCTTTTCATGATGTTTTGAATTTCAGTTTCTGTTGGAGCTTTTCCTGTGGAACCTCTTTCTATTGTAGCAATAACTTTTGGTATGTTGTATATCATGTTTCTAACTTCAGTTATTTCAGGGTCATCAATAATGAATTCTTCAGGAAGACCTGTACCTATAGTTCTTTTTAAAAACTGATCAACGGAAGTTGTTACTGTTTTTCCACCAGAGAAGAAAGGACCTTCCAATCCAAAAAAAGAAGGATACTGACTAGCAGTAATATACATCTGCTCTAATCTAGGTAAAGCTACTTCCACTCCTAAGTTATAACGCTCAGCTAAAGTTCTATCTCCCCCTTTAAAAGCAGTTGTGTTAAGAAGACTTCCAAAAGGAATATATTTTGTTGTATCAACACCTGCTTGTGTTAGTTCTTCTGAGCTAGGTATGTTTTCTAAAGAAGGAGATGAAAAACTAACTTCACCACCTATAGGGTTGTCATCTGTTCCTTTGCTTCTTTTTACCACTTCACCACCATCTTTAAATCCTTCAGGGTTAATAAATATTTGTGTTTCCGAAGGTTTTATAAATTGTTCTATTTTTAATGCACCTTCCTGTAGCTGATTTATTCCTCTATAAAAGTTTAATTGTTCCATAAAATTTTTATCTTTAGGATTTAAAATAATATCAACCTTTTCTTTTTGTCCTGTGGTATCCGATACATATTCTCCTTTAACTACTATTAATTGACTAGCACTAATATTGTCTGGCTTAATAACACTCATAGTTCCTGTGGAAGTTTTCTGAACAATGGTTCCCTTTGGTAGAGCTCCCGAAGTACCCTCTCCGAATACATTATCAATCACATCATCATTTGTTCCAACAACACCAACTGTTCCTATTCCGTCTCTTTTTTCTCTTTCCTTAGCTAAATCAAAACTTTTTTCTAAAACAAGTTTTTGAATCTCTTGATTATTATCGACTTGAGAAGCGTAATCACTCATTGCTAATTTTAGAGGTAATTGAGATTCTGCTTGTTTTATTTGTAAGGCCATAGGTAAAGCTGATTGAGTTGCTTCTTGAAATCTTGTTAAAGCAGCTTCTGGAACATTCTCTCCTCTCGCTACATCTAATCCAAATTGTGTAATTCCACTATAAAAAGGTAATTTTAAGGCATCTTTTTGACTACCATATAAATCAAGATTAGCCATTAAATCTTTTTTCTCTTGAAGTATCTCTGCAAAAGTTTTGTTTTTTTGTAAATTCTGCATTTGTAATAAAAGAGCTTCAGGACTAAATTCTGATTTTACATCTGCTGCTCCTGTTGTGTAAGCTCCCATTGCGACATTTGCTAATTCACCTTT